TCTGTATCAAAGATAACAGGGATCAAGCCTTCTTTCTGTGCATTAGCAAGAATTTTTTGTACAAAAAGACTTTTACCCGTCATAGACTCTCCAGCTAACATTGTTACTCTTCCTTTCGGAATACCTCCATGAATTGAGCCAGAGATAATAGCATTTAGCACATAACTACCTGTATCAATCCACCCGTTAACAGTACTTAGAGCATTATCATCAAGCCATGTAGCAAACGGGTTAATCTCATTAATTGAATCTAGTGCACTTCTAATATCTTTTTCCATATATGTATTATAACTACCGTTATAATTTTAGCCATCAAAAACCTTATGTAATCGTTTGAGTAGGTTTAAAGATATTTTAAAGAAAATGTTCCATCTTCATAAATTTCCACATACGAACATTTTTCGTCGCAAAATGACCCGCTATTAATATAAATGCAATTATTCATATGTTTTACTTCAGCGTGGTGTGTATGTCCTGCCAAAAGCACATCATATTTTGATCCATATTTTTCCACGAATTTTTTACAGACAATATCCTTTGCTTTAACCCACGATTTACTCATTCGTTTGAGTATTCGAGAAGTATTATGATTTTTATCAATTTTTTGAATTTGATAATACAGTCCTGTGAAAAACCATGTAATAAATGGCTTATGTTTAATCCAGTGATCGTATTTATCTCCGTGCTCAAAGAAGAATTTTACTCCATTAATAACAGAAAGATGATTTTCTACAAAATCCATACCAGTAATAGCGGAAAGAAATTCTGCATTAGCATCATGATTTCCATGAACCAAGATAACTTCGTGTGATTTACTTAATTTTCTAATTTTACTCAGAATTGCCCAATCTTTTCTATCAAATCTTTTAAACGAATAACTATCAAATAAATCACCATTAATAATTAAAGTCTTAAAGTCTAAGTTCAATACTTGCAGGACTTTATCTTTTTGACTGACAGGACTTCCTAAATGAACATCACTAATGGTTAATATATGCATAATATGTTTTAATATTTATATTATAACTACTGGTATATTTTTAACCATAAAAAAACCTTGTGTAATATATTACACAAGGTTAATGTGTTATTAATCTTCGAACAAGCGAATTACTTCAGCTTCTCCCTGCGAGACTCCAGACTGTATCGGAACACCGACTGCAGCAGAATTAATATTATTATATTGATTGACAATTAATGAATCGAGTATGACGTCTGAGATAGCAATAGAACTCTTATAGAATGTCCAATTGTTTTTATCCCTACTGGACTTGTCTATAAACTCCATAAACAGATATGGAAAAGATTGAACTTGAATTTGTCCAGTTTCTTGATTAGGGTTGACAAAAACAATAACAGGATTATTAATTACAATAGTATTTTGGTCCTCAGATACTAGTTTTCCGATTACAGTACGGCCGATTTGATCTATGAATGTTAACATGTTTGACATATAGATATTTTAATATATTTTTTTAAAAATGCAATATTTAAAGGCTAAATAAATCAAATAATTCACAAGTAACGTTATCTGACGGTTTACGTATTTGCCAACTTACACTATCATAGAATCTTTCGATAGAACTATACAAAATCTTCTCAAACATAAGCTCATAATCAATTTTTAACAAACCAATATACTCTTCTGGAAAAGTATACTTAAATCCAATTACGTCAATCTGATATTTATTCGGTTTTTGAACATATACATATCTAATTTTATCACCTGAATTAATCTCTTCATACTTAGAGCTGATATTAAGCATTTTATTAATATGATTATGCAAATAAGCTGCTTTAACATGAATAGGAGTACGAGTCGCTATATTAAAGTCTTTACACTTAGGTGCATACTTCTCATATCCCTTAATACCCATTACAAACGCAATATCTTCTGCAGGTAAGCTCTTAAATGCATTGTAAGCACTAGTTAAAACGTCATTTGTTTGCTTTAGAGATTGACTCATAAGCATAGTCTCGATAATTTGCTTAGCATACGGTTTAATTGCATTAGGCATAGTAGTTCTCACGACCTCCACACCAGTATACTTAAATTTATTAACTTTAATACCCTCATCATCTAAGATATGCAGGACATAGCGTTTTTTCTGTAAAAATAAGCCAACATCAGCAATACATTCACGTTTAAATACGAATCTACTATCTAAAGTACGAAAAGCCTTCTTAGACCACGAAGTTATTTCAGTATTAAGATAATTCTCAATCTTTTCAACCTCTTCATAGAATTCTTCAGTAATTACATCATCTTTCTTTAGTTTTAACTTATCTTCTATGCAGCCTAACGAAAAGTATAAAGAATCAGTATCGGAATATACCCAACTCTCATCTAATACCTTTTCATCGAGTACATTAAAGTTAATTTTTAAGTAATCTTGCAGAATTTTACCGGCTTGCTTAATAATAGCTTGACCAGTTAAGGTAACTGACGATGCAATATCATCATCTCCAATAGGAGCTTGCTTATTACCCATATATCCATAACAACTATTAACAAGAACCTTAATAACCATTTGCTTAGTATTAAGTCTTTCTACTTCATACTGTAATTCGGTATAAGCAGGTGTATTTTTAGGAGTATTGCTTAATTGCGTCTTAGCTTTAAACAATAACTCCTTTACTAATACTCGTTCATTGTAATAGTAGTCAAGAAACTCAGGAATAATACCTCTCTTCTTCTGACTAAAGAGAAATCCTGCTTTAGTTACCGCACATTGCTCTTGCTTAATATAAGTACTAAAAGCTGCAGGGGATAACTCAAAACACTTACCAGATACATGATATATATTAATATTACCGGTATTAGTCTTCTCTATCTTACCAATCTTCGTTTCAGGCGATAGATTCAAGGAAATCATCACATTCGGGTATAGAGAGTTAGCATCAAACGATACAACACTAGTTTTAAACCCTTTTTTAGGAGTAGCAACATAAGCACCAGGATTCTGACCAGGTTTCTCAGATCGAATGAACGTTGAAATAATTTCACCACGAGCTCGCGCTTTAATTGCAAGAGCTCCGTTAATAACTGATAGAGTACCCATAGCTCCTTCAAGAGTAGTTAAACCTACAACCGATAACATACGAAGTAAGGATATATACTGAAGTTTTTCTTCTAACTTAATAACAAGATTAACGTCTTGTATGTTATAATCGACAAATGTCTGCCAATTAGTATCAGATAAAGTAGCTAAGTCAATATCACCGTAATCAATCTTACGTTGACCTAATTCTAATTCGCCAATTGCATCAAGTTTATAGGATTCGCGCAATTTAAGACAAAAACGTCGATAAATATCAAGATAGTCAATTACAGATATGCCATCCAAAAAGTATCTCTTTTGTTCCCTACCAAACTTACCCATAAACGTACGATAATGCACTTTACCGAGAGGAGATAGCATATTAACATGCTCTTCACCCAGAATACGTTCACATCTATTGACAATATACGGAATATCGAAACCTGAACAGTTATGAGTATGTATACCTTTACATAAAAACGTATGTGTCTCTGTAGTAATATCATACATTTGTACAATATTGCCTGTTTTTAATACTGGCATAAGTCTAACCACAATTTTATCATCCATTGAATACCAAGAGATATTATTAGATGCTGTATTTTTTATTTGTCTATACTTTAATTGTGATAATCTAGTTTTACGTTCTTGTTGAAATAAATTTAATGTATCGATATGTTGTTTGTTTATGTTGTTTGCAGCAATACGTAATATTGTTGTATCTGTATTTACACTTGATTGAATACCGTTCCACAATAAGAGTTCTTGTAATTCATTTAAAAAGCTATATTTTACACAATCATAATTACATAATAGCACAGCATCTGCAGTAATGGAACCATCACCATCTATCATACCACTAAGAAATAACATAAACTGGTTATAAGAAAAGCGGGATATTAACTCAATATTAGGCTGTTTGGTTAAACTTTCATTATAAATTATTTCAAAAAGTATGCCTAATTTATTATTATTATGGACTTGTTTACTATATGCTTGAAACTCTTTACCATTAAAGACAGTATTACATTCTAGTGAAAGACTTAAGTCTGTATTGTGTTCTTTATTATAAATCTCTGTATAACTATCTACAACATTCTTATACTTGTTAGTGTAACGAAATGTATTTTCGGTTTTGGAAAATGTTCCATCTGTAAAAATAAAACCTAATAATTTTAAAATATTAGGACTAATAATTTCATCTATATTAATATTAAAACTACTATTTATTCGTTTTGTTTTTGTAAAATTAAATGTATATACATTAAGGTTAGTAGATACAATATATTTTTTAAGCCGTTCACTATTTTCAATTAAATCGCGATAAGTTAAATCTTTATTTTTATTGTTATTAAGATATTTTGTAAAATATACATAATGAGTATCTTGAAGCTTTATTATTTCTTTAACACTTAGCGTTTGTAAATTTTTTGTTAACACATTATAGCAACTATATTTTCCCTTTTCTAGGGTATATACCATAAATTTATGATCTATAGAACATCTTATTTGATCTCCATGCTCTGTAGTAAGTTTATATTCATCTTTATTACCTGTATTCATAAAATTATTTATACAAATACCATGGGTTTTAAGTGGTTTACTCTCGTAATTATTTGATAAATCTTTAATCTTAATAATTCTATCTTTGAGCCAGATATGCTGATTTTCTTCGAGACAGTTCCAACCAGTTATTACATCAGGATAATCGTCAGCTAAATACTCTATAAACTTAGTAAACAGTTCTCGCTCAGTTTTACAATGAACATAAGTAACATTATCTGCTTTATTCACATAAGGCTTTAAACCAAACGTAAAATACTGCTTATTTAGCGTATCATAACAAGTAATAACATTAACTACATGAGTCGGATCGTCAATATTTGGAAAGCTGCCAACAGAATAAGTCTCAATGTCAATATAGGTAATTTTAAGCGGTAATTTGGTAAATTCAGGAGTTTCATTTACAGTACAAAATGTATCAATTAAGTATTGCTGCTCAGCTGGAAGATTTTCATATAATCTCTTAATACCAGAGCTAGTAACGAATTTATATCTATCATACGCAGTATTAAAT